GCGCCTCGGCTATGCTCGTTCGTGCGCTCGCCGCTCATATCCATTTCCTGCAGCACGCGCAGGGCGGCGTCTCGTGCGGCGTCAAAATCACGATGCCAGCGCCGGTAGCGGTAACGCTTGGAGATGTCTCCGACGAAAACCAGCTCGAACTTGCCGCTGCGATTGGGGTGATTGGTCATCGGATGATCTCTGCCCCTGTTCCTCGGCGAGGCGCCCTTGCTGATGACCTAACAATACGGGCCATTGGCCCGACTGTCAACGCATACATATGCGACAGGTTGACGCACGGTGCCAACCCATGAGCCGCAACGCCGAGATCGAGCGGAGCTTCGCGTCGGACGCCGAGACCTGGCACGCAATATGGGTCGCGCCCGGTCAGGAAGTCCGCGTCTTCCGGGCGCTGCACGATCTCGGCTTCTCGCCTTACCTGCCCCGCGATCGCGAGACCGTGCTACGGCGCGGCAAGAAGGTCGACATCGAACGCCCGCTGTTTCCGGGCTACGTGTTCGTCAGGCTGGCGATCTGGCGAGACAATAGCTGGGAGGCGATTCGCCCGAAAGATCGGCTCGATGCGGCGCCGAGCGCGGCGGTGGCCGGAGACGTGATCATCGGGCAGACAATCAACGGAAGCGCCATAGAGATCGCGTGCACGTCCGGCATCGATGGCATCATCGAACTGATCAAGGACGGCGCGCTACCGGCCCGCGTCGCGGATGGCGAGGTCGCCAGGCCGATGTATGCCGACATTGTCGCGTTCTTGCAGCAGCATGCCCCATTTCAGAGCCGGCGTGCGCAAAAACGCCAAATCGCGCAAGATCGGCGCATTGCACGGCTGCAAGCCGCATGATATATGCATCGCAGGACGACCCGCTGCAGTCTTTCCAAACCCGTTCGCGGGAAGTTGATGTGGCCAGCGGAACCAGGGCGCGAAACATCCGCGACCCGCGCCGGATTTCTTTTCACTTCGCACAGGCATTCCGCGCCGCCCCGGTCGGGCGGCATTCCCGCATGGAGGCCGACATGGCTCGCAAACCGATCCGGAAGCCCAAGGGCGGCAGGGGCTGTTAGCCATGGCCGAACTCACCGCCAAAGCGCGTAACGCGCTACCAGCCTCAGCATTCGGCATTCCGAGCGAGCGGAAATATCCGGAGCAGGATCGTGGCCACGCCATCGCAGCCAAGAGCCGCGCCAGCCATGCCTACAAGGATCACGACATCTCGCGCTCCGTGCGAGATCGCATCGACGCCAAGGCAGATCGCAAGCTCGGGAAGTGACCATGCGGACCTGCGCCACGTGCTCGAGCTACGTCTCCGCCAAGAGCCAGGCCTCACCAGCCGAGCAGGGCTTCTGCCGCCGCTATCCGCCGCAGCTCCTCGTGCTCATGGTCGAGGATGAGCAGGGAAAGATCCGCGAAGGTCTCCAGAGCCGCTTCCCGGAGGTTCCAGGCGACTGGGGTTGCCAGGAGCACCGGCCGGCTCCGAAGGCCGCGAAGGCCGCGAAGGCCGCGTGATGACCGCGCTCACCAACACACGGCACGAGCTGTTCGTTCAAGGTGTTGCTAAGGGCCTGAACGCCACGCAGGCTTATAAATCAGCAGGTTACGAGGCTGAAGGGAACGCCGCTGAAGTCAGCGCGTGCAAATTGCTAAGACACCCTAAGGTTGTCGCGCGCCTAGAACAACTCAAAAATCGTTTGGCCGCAAAGATCGATGTCACGCTCGCGTCGCTGATCGCCGAAGCTGAATCCGCTCGCGTTCTTGCAATGTCGATCGACCAACCAAGCGCGGCCGTCGCAGCCATCAAGGAAAAGGGAGTTTTGGCCGGTCTCCGCGTCGAGAAGGCGGAGCGGAAGAACATCAATGACGTTCGCAGACTCACAAACGCCGAGCTCGACGCTGAAATTGCTGACGCTCTTGCGCGAGCGCCGGAGGCGGAACGAAGCAGTCGCGTCACTCACTAGCTGGTGCGAGCAGATCGGGTTTCACCCAGCCGCGCATCAGCGGCTGATCATTGAGAAGCTGGAAGCGGTCAGCCGCGGCGAGATTAAGCGCCTTGGGCTGTTTCTGCCGCCGGGGTCCGCGAAGAGCACTTACGCCTCGATCCTATACCCGCCGTGGCATCTGTCGAAGCATCCCGAAGCCTCGATCATCGCGGCCTCGCATACCGCCGAGCTCGCGGAGAAGTGGGGCCGGAAGGTCCGCAATCTGGTGTCCGAGCATCAGGAAACGCTAGAGGTCGCGATCTCCGACGACAACAAGGCGGCCGGGCGCTGGGAAACGTCCGACGGCGGGGAATATTTCGCGGCGGGCGTCGGTGGCTCGATCACCGGTCGGCGCGCCGATCTCGCCATCATCGACGATCCGATCCGATCGCGCGAGGACGCGGATAGCCTTCGGGTTCGGACGGCGCAGTGGGACTGGTATCAGTTCGACCTGCTGACTCGCCTGAAGCCGAACGCGGCGATCGTGCTCATTCAAACCCGCTGGCACGAGGACGACCTCGCCGGCCGCATCCTGGCCACAGAGAGCGGCTGGGACGTTGTGTCGATCCCGATGGAGGCCGAACCCAACGATCCGCTCGGCAGACCTGCAGGCAGCTTGCTGTGGCCGGAGTGGTTCACGCCGGAGATGCTGGCGCAGGCCAAGCGCGACACGCGGGTTTGGTCGGCGCTCTACCAGCAGCGTCCGACCCCGGAAGAGGGGGCCTACTTCAAGGCGGATTGGCTGCGGCCGTGTCAGAAGCTGCCGCCGCGCGAAAGCCTCTACGTCTACGGCGCCAGCGATTATGCGGTGACGGACAAGGGCGGCGATTACACGGTCCACATCGTCATCGGAATTGATCCAGACGATAGGCTCTATGTCCTTGATCTTTGGCGAGGCCAGACCGACAGCTTCGTGTGGATCGAAGCGTGGTGCGATTTGGTCAAGAAGTGGGAGCCCATGGAGTGGGCGGAAGAAGGTGGCCAGATTCGCGGGAGTGTCGGGCCGTTCCTCGAGCGCATGGCGCGGGAGCGGCGCGCCTATACTTTTCGCCGCCAGTTCCCGTCCAAGGTCGACAAGGCCACGCGAGCACAATCGATGCGGGGCCGCATGGCGATGGGCGGTCTCTATTTGCCGATGGATGCGCCGTGGCGCGCGGCGTTCGAGAGCGAGATTCTGCGGTTTCCGGCTGGCGTCCACGATGATCAGGTCGACGCACTCGGCTTACTCGGGATGCTGCTCGACGTGATCCAGGCGCCAATGATTCCAGAGGCAGAGAAGAAGCGCGACCGCACGAAACGCCGCGACTGGTTCGCCGACGAAGACGAGGATGACGACATGGCCGCGAACTGGAAGACCGCCTGATCCATGGTCGCCTCGCCCAATGCGCTTCTTGCCGGCGTCGCCGGGCCGCCTGTCGCGGTCGGGATGCGCGGCTATGCGCGGGAAGAGGCCCAGGCGCCGACCTCGCTGCCGTCAGGCTACAGCAACGACGGGCTGCCGCCGAACGTGCTGGAGCCGGAACCGGAGCAACCCTTCGATCTGCAGGTCTATGACAGCAACCTCCTGGCGACGTTGATCCAGGACTTCGAGGACGCCGAACAAGCCTCGCGCGACAACCGCCTGAAGGCCGAGCGCGACGTCGACTACTACGACAACAAGCAGTTCACGGCCGACATCATCGCCGAGCTGGAGCGCCGCGGCCAGCCCGCGATCATGCTCAACCGCATCCGGCGCAAGATCAAGTTCATGATGGGCCTCGAGCAGGCGCAGCGCACCAAGCCACAGGGGCTGCCGCGCAACCCGTCGGACGAGGACGACGCCCACGCCGCGACCGACGCGCTGCGCTCAATCTGCGACATGAGCAAGTTCGACCAGATGCGCTCGAAGGCCTGGAAGGACATGATCAGCGCGGGATGGGGCGGCGTCGAGATCGTCGCCGAAGAATCGCCGTCGCGCCGGAACCCGCGCATCACGATCCGCCTCACGCGCTGGGACCGCATGTTCTTCGATCCGTATTCCACGGAGGAGGACTTCAGCGACGCCAACTACCTCGGCGTCGTGATCTGGATGGACAAGGCCGACGCGGTGCGCCGCTATGGTGATGCAGCGGCCGAGGTCTTCGACGTCACGATCGGCGAGAGCGGCAACACCTATGACGACAAGCCCAAGGAGACAAGCTGGGTGCATCGCCAGGCGCGGCCGCGCATCCGCGTGGTGCAGATGTATTTCATCCACACCGACGGCCAATGGCACTTCGCCGAGTTCACCAAGGGCGGCTTCCTGCGCGCCGGCGTGTCCCCTTGGCTGGACGAGGACAGTGAGCCGGAGCACCCGTATTCCTGGCGGGCCGCGAACGTGGACCGCGACAACAACCGCTACGGCTCGATCCGCGAGATGGTCGACGTCCAGGACATGCTCAACAAGCTGGTGTCGAAGTATCTGCACCTCGCGAGCGTTCGCCAGACATTTGGGACCGAGGGCTCCCTCGGGCGGACGACGACGCGCCAGCTTCGCCAGCAGCTCGCCAAGCCCGACGGCCATGTCGGGCTGGCGCCGGGCAAGAAGTTCGGCGAGGATTTCGGGATCATTCCGACCGGCGACATGGGCAACGCCAATCTGCAGCTCCTCAATGCCATGATGCACGAGATGGACCTCATCGGCGCCAACGCTGCGATGGAGGGAGAATCGGGAGCCGCGGCGTCCGGCAAGTCGGTGCTCGCCCAGCAGCAAGGCGGCCAGATCGAGACCGGCCCCGAGATGGACACGCTGCGCGACATGGACCGCGAGACCTATCACAAGGCCTGGCGGCGCGTGCGGCAGTTCTGGACCGCCGAGGAATGGATCAGGGTCACTGACGATCAGAAGAACATCAAGTTCGTCGGCCTCAACCTGCCGGCGACGCAGCCCGTCATCGATCCGATGTCGGGCCAGCAGATCGTCAACCCGCAGACCGGTCAGCCCCAGACGCAGCCCGTCATCGATCCGCTCACCGGGCAGCCCGTGATCGCCAAGGGTGACGTTTCCAAGCTCGATCTCGACATCATCATCGACGATGCGCCGATGGTCAGCGGCACGATGATGGATGAGCAGTTCAAGGGCCTGGTCGGGCTCGCGCAGGTCGGGATCAAGTTCGCCCCGCAGGTCTACATCGCAGCGTCGAACCTCCGAAACAAGGGCGAGCTGATGCAGATGCAGGCCGAGCAAGAGCAGAAGCCGCCCGACCCCATCGCCCAAGGCATGGCGCAGGCGACGATCGCCGACAAGCAGGCCTCGGCAACCTCGAAGCAGGCCGATGCTGTGCACAAGATCGCCCAGGCCAAGCATCTGAGCGTGGTCACGAGCGGCGCGCAGATCGGCGTCGCGAAGAGCGCGGCAGAACTGCAGCAGGATGCCGAGCGCCACGCCGTCGAGGTGGCCCACCAGCAGGCCCGGACCGCCCACGAGCATATCCGCGCTGTCGGGAGCGCCGGCGATGTCAGGCGGGCCTCCCTGCTCGCCCTGGCGCAGCAACAGCAGCCGCCCGCCGCCCCACCAGTCGGCATGGACGGCCAGCCTCAGGCTGCCGATAGGCCCGCGCCGGGCGGCCCTCCGGTACGGGCGCCTGACGGGTATTTCTACGTCCACGCTCCTCACGCGCGAGGCACATATCAGCGGGTGGTCGCATGAGCGATCTGCAGCCCGTTGACTACAACCCGTTCTCGCTCGCCGGGACGACTTCGGCGCCGCCGATGATGACCGCCGAGCAGGGAGCCGCATTGCGAGATCAGCTCGCCACAACATGGCCGAGCCGCATGGCGCAGTCCGTCTATCGAGGCTTGCGGCTTCCCGGAGACGTAATGAGCGGTGCGGTCGATCTCGGCGATCCGAGCAACCCCTCAGATGAGGCGATCGGCCGAGTGATGGACCTCGCCGGGCTCGCGACCGGCGGCGGCTTGCTGACCGGCGCCGAACGTGCTGCTGGCGAGACGATATTGGGATCGGGGGCCGTGCGACCCGTCGCTGCGGCATTGCCGATGGATGAGGCCTCTCGCCTAACCCGCGCTCAGGCAATGGGCTTCCACACCGGGATGCCCGTCTATCATGGGACAGGTTCGGAATTCAGCTCTTTCCGTGCTGTTCCCACCACTGCGGCGGGCATGGAGACGCCCGGAGTTTCAGTGGCTCTCGACCCGGCTGTGGCGAACGAGTTTGCGGGTAGTGCGCCAGCCAATCAACAGGTTTATCCGCTGCTGCATCGGGCTGAGAAGCCAGCTGTGATGGCGCTGGACGGGTCGGAATCGCATGGAGAGGTGGTCGGGGCATTGCGTGATGCTTTCGACGCTGGACATGATGCGGTGATGCTCAAAAACTATACCACACCGAAGGGGCGGGGTGGGCAGAAAATCATCATTGTCCGTGATGCAAATCAACTGCGCTCGCCGTGGGCCAAGTTCGATCCAGAGCAGAAATTCAGCCCCAATCTGCTCGCTGGGATTGGAGGCGGACTAGTAGCGCTTCCGGGCGCCGGAATGCTGATGCCGGTCCAAGGCGATCCGTTTAGCGAATGATGGCGCTCGATCAGCGTCTCCACGACGCGCTCAGCCCGCTGATGCGCTACCTCCAGATCAGGCGCGCGATCGCGCAGCGGGAGGCCGCGAGGCTGCAGCATGGCTCGCTCGCCGAATTGGCCGAACAGGAATTTGACCAAGCCCTGTTCTCCGGCGCTCTGCGGCCCGAAGAGCATCGCCGCGTGATGGCGGCACCAAACCCTTTCCTGGCTGCAGTCGATTGGCTGCGCCTGCGCCGCTCCGAGGAGCCGCGCCAGTAACCACCCGCCGCCGGGGCACGGGCGAACGCTGCCGCCGGGCGTAATCGGGCGATCGTAACCCCTCAACACGACAATCGAGGATCACCACTATGACGGACGCCAACACGTCCGGCGAAAGCGCGTCCGCGCCGGAGCTGGAGACCGCTCGCGAAGAGCTGACGAGCCACGAGATCGCCGCCCGCGACGAGAAGGGCCGCTTCGCCTCCCCGAAGGAGCCGGAAGTCCCCATCGCTACGCCGGCCGCCGATGCTGGCGGTAAGCCCCAGGCGGGCACCGTGCCGCAAGAAGCGCTTCATGCCGAGCGGCGCAAGAACGACGATCTCCGCCGCGAGCTCGACGAGCTGAAAGGCTACGTCAAGGGCGCGATCCCGAAGCCGCCGGAGCCCGAGAAGAAGCCGATGCCGAGCTGGTGGGAGGTGCCCGACGAGGCGCTCACCTATCGCCTCGACGAATTCGGCCGCCCGATCCAGGAGAAGCTCACCTCCTACGAGAAGAGCCTCGAGGAGATCAGGCAGCAGAACGCGGAGTTCCGCGAATACCTGTCCAAGGAGCGGGCCGTCGACAAGCACGGCGAGGAAGTCGTCAACGCAGCGTTCGAGGCGTTCAAGGCTCTCCAGCAAGCCGACCCGATGGGCATGAAGCCCACCTACGACAAGATCATGGCCTCCCCGCACATGTATGGGGAGCTGATCAAATGGCACCAGCAGCAGGCCATCCTCTCGAAGGTCGGCGCTGATCCTGACGCCTATATCGAAGCCGAAGTGAAGCGCCGCCTTGCCGCCCGTCAGGGCGCCGTGCCGGCCGAAGACGCCGAGCCGGATGGCGACGCTGATGCGTCTCCGCCGGCGGCTGCCATTCCGGCGCCCAAGCCGAAGCCTCTCATGCCGTCGAATCTCGCGACCGCCCGCAATGCCGGCGCTCGCACGACGCCTGGATGGAACGGCCCGCGCCCCCTCGACCAAATCATGGGCCGCTGACCAAGGCGCGCCCTGCGCTTAAGGACCAACGACAATGGCCGATACCCGCGCGATTGCAGCGCTGACGCCCCAGGTTTGGGACGATCAGTTCTCGACCGAATTCTTCCAGGCGAACCCGTTCGCCCCCTACTCGGGCACTACCGAGAACAACATCATCCGCATGAAGGAGGACTTCAAGTCCAAGCGCGGAAACGGCATCACCTTCGAGTTCATCACCAACCTCTCGAAGGGCACGATCTTCGATCGCCAGCCGCTGCGCGGCCATGAGAGCCAGCTCGGCGAATACGGAGACGTCTCGTTCTGGCGCATGCGCAAGCAGGGCATCGCGCTCAACGAGTTCGACGAGGACCTGGCCGCGATCGACCTGCGCCAGGCCGCGAAGTCGAACCTGCGCAATTGGGCGGACGAGGATCTGAAGTTCGAGATCATCGACCGGCTCCTCGATGTCGGCATCAACTGCGACCAGCCCTTCGCGACGGCCTCGGTCGCCGACAAGAATGCGTGGGTGACGGTCAATCCGGATCGCGTTCTGTTCGGGTCGCAGAGGTCGAACTATTCGACCACCCTGGCGACGGCCTTCGGCAACGTCGATTCGACCAACGACAAGCTCGGCCGCAACGTCGTGTCGCTGATGAAGCGCATGGCGCTCACCGGCCGCCCCCGCATCACGCCGATCCGGGTCGAGAGCATGAACCGGCGCTACTTCGTGATGTTTGCGCCGCCCTTCGCGTTCCGCGACTTCAAGGCCGACACCGACAATGTGCAGGCCCAGGTCCGGATCATCGAGAAGAACGAGGAGATTTTCCTCGGGGGCGACCGCGAATACGATGGCGTCATCGTGCACGAGGTCGACGATATTCCAGTGATCTCGGGCGTCGGCAACGCCGGCATCGATGTCGCGCCGGTCTATCTGTGCGGGGCGGAGGCGCTCGGTTGGGCCCTGAAGCAACGCTACAAGTCGCGCGTGCAGAAGGACGACTATCAGACCGAGGAAGGATTCGGCATGATCGGGAAGTGGGGCGTCAAGAAGCTCTGCTACAAATACGGTCCCGACGCCACGGTCGTCGGCAAGCAGCGCGGCGTCCTGACCGGCTTCGTCTCCTCGGTCAGCGACTGATTCTTCTCGGCGGTTCCTGAGGGCCGCCTTCTCTTTCATCAGCACCCCGCATAGGAGCCCAAAATGGGAACTTATTTCACCAATCCCGCCGCGCATCCGGAAGATGCCGGCGTCCAGTATCTGCGGCGCTCTGTCACTTTTGACAGCGCCGAGTTGAGTTCGGCGCTCGGCAGTCCGATCGGAGCAGCTCCGGCTGGCTCGATCATCGACAACGCCAACGTCAATATCGAGATCGCGTTCAACGCCGGCACCACCAACAATCTGCAGATCGGTTCTGCAGCCGTGCCCGCTGGCGTAGCCGCCGCGGGCACGGTGGTGGCTGGAACCGTCGGCTGGAAGCCCAGACTGGCGGCCGGCGCTGTCGTCGGCGCGCCGCTCGCCGTCGACACGATCATCTACGCCCAATACGCGCAGTCCGGCACCGCTGCGACGGCGGGCAAGGCCGAGATCGTCGTGCCCTACTATCCGAAGCGCGAGGGCGTTGGCCAGGCTTGGCCGAACAACTGACGCCGACCTGAAGAGGGGGGGCAATCTCGCCCTCCCTGTTCACCAAGGAGGAACCCATGAAAGTCGAATACATGCCCGCGCGAGGCGAGCCGCAGATCGTGACGACGTTCGGCATCGAGTTCGCCGCCGGACAGCCCGAGGACATCACCGACCCCGCCATCCTCGAGAAGCTCGACGGCAATCCGCATTTCCAGGTCGAGGGCAGCGTCAAGAAGAAGCGCGGCCGGCCCCCCGGCAGGGCCGGCCAGAACGTCTCGCAGGTTCTCGCTGCGCCGTCCGTGAGCGACGCCGATGCCATTGCGCGAGCCACGGAGCACGCGGCGAACATCGCCGAGCAGAACCGCATCCGCGCCGCCGAGAGCGATCCCGAGCATCCTGGCGTCGATCACGCTGAGGACGGCGACGAATGAGCAAGACGCGCCTCGACGTCGTCGTCAGGGCGCTCAACATCCTGGGCGCGGTCGGTTCTGATCAGCCGGCCTCTGCCTCGGACACAACGCTTGTCGAGGGATTGCTCGATGCCACGATACAGGAACTGGGCGCGCGCGGCGTCGTCTACATCCAGGATCCTGGTGTCGCCGGGAACTACACCTCGGGCAACATCGACGATGCCTTCTACATTCCGCTGGCGCTGGCACTGGCGAAGGCGGCGGCCTCCGACTTCGGCAAGGTCGGCCAGGATCTCTCGGACAGCTACAGCCAGGCGGCGGACGGCGAGAACCGACTGCGCGCCATGCAGGACGCCGAAGACGATTCCGACGAGCCGATCAGCTTCCGGCCCTACTGACCCATGGACATCCCGTTCCCCCAATCCTCGACACCTGGCAAGAAGCCGGGAGACGGCCAGGGGCGATTGATCAATTGCTTCTGCGAGATCGACGGCGCGCAACAGAGTTGGACCACCGTGCCGGGGCTCGCTGCGTTCATCGACACGCTGCTCCCGAATTTCCGCGGCGCTATCGTGGTCGGCAACCTTCTCTATGCGGCCTACAAGGACAAGGTCATCACGATCACGCAGAACGGCGTCATCACGCTGCTCGCCGGCGCCTTGACGGGCACGCTACCGGTCACGTGGGCGCTTAATAATAAAGCCCCGACGCCTGATCTCGTGGTCGTTTCGGAGAATGGCTGCTTCACGATCACCCCGACGACCGTGACGCCCTTCGCAGATACTGACCTGCCGCAGCCGAATAGCGTTGCCTTCCTCGACGGCTTCCTGACCTGGACCATCGGCGATGGCCGCATCTTCTGCTCCGATCTCAACGCCATCACCGTCAATGCGCTGTCCTTTGCCAAGGCGGAGAGCAACCCAGACGGACTGATCCGCGGCACCGTCTCCGGCGAGCAGTTCTTTGCCTTCGGAACGAACTCGATAGAAGTATGGGCGAATGCTGGCAACACGCCATTTCCGCTGGCGCGCGCCGCTGTCATCCCGATCGGCCTCATCGGCCAATGGGCCGTCGCCGGCTATGAGGATGGCTGGGACAAGTCGCAGCTCTTCGTAGCTTCCGACGGCACTGTGCGGCTGTTCAACGGCTACACGGCGACGCCGGTCTCGACCAAGGACGTCGAGCGCGCCATAGCGTCGGTCAACGACAAGTCGACCCTGATCGCCTCGGTCTACACGTTCGGCGGCCACGCGATCTGGTCACTATCGAGCCCGATCTGGACCTGGGAATACAACGTCACCACCGGCTTTTGGCATGAGCGGGCCTCGCACAATCTCCTGAATTGGCGCGGTGGCCGCACGGTCAAGTTCAACGGCCAATGGCTCACCGGCGACAGCCAGTCGACCACGCTCTCGGTGATTTCGGATGCCGCCTATGACGAGATAGGCGACAACCTCATCATGACGCTGGAAAGCGGACCGGTGAAGAAATTTCCGACGCGCATCCAGACCCCGGCGGCATATTTCGATTGGACAACGGGGCAGGGCAATATCATCGGCGATCCCGATTCCACCGATCCTTCCGTGCTGGTTTCGTGGTCGCATGATGGCGGTGCGACCTGGGCATTCCCGAACGAGCATTCACTACTCGGCGCGCAGGGCGACAGCGGCCGTTTGGTTCGCCAGAACCGCGCGGGTCTCTCGACGCATCATGGCATCCGCTGGCGTCTGACCTGCTCATCACCTGTCTATCGCCGCTGCCGGGGCGGCAACATGGATGCTGCGCAGAGGCGCTCTTCCTGATGCCCTTCACCACGAAGCCCCCGCAGCTGCCTCCGGACTTGCCGGTGACGCAACCGCGCATCGACCTGAGGACCGGCCTCTTGACCAAGGAGGCGCAGGATCACGAGAAGAAGCTCTCCCAGTGGCGCAAGGCGCTTGTCGCCTATCTCGTCGCCATGGCCGCTTCGATTCCATAGGAGGCTACCATCGCCAGTGCGTTCTCGGGCTCGGCAGGTCGTAACGCCGCGATCTTCTCGGCCAACACGCTTCAGCAAGGGCAGAACCAAGCCGTCGGCGCGCTCACCGGGGCGACCGACAATTCGTTGGCGCAACTCGGCGCTGCCTATGGCACCGGGCAGGCCGACATCAACCAGGGCGTCAGCAATGCAGCCGGCTCGCTCGTGAGCGCCTACAACACCGGCACCGGCGCGCTCAGCCAGGGCTACGCCAATGCGGGCCAGTATCTGACCGGCGGCCTGCAGAATTCGCTCGGCAGCCTCTATGCCGGATCGAATGCCGGCATCGGCTCGATCCAGGGCGGTCTTGGGCAGAGCACCGGTGCGATCAACCAGGGCGCCGCGACGGCGACGGGCGACATCAATTCCGGCCTCGGCACGAGCCTGGCCTCGCTCGGCCAAGGCTATGGGGCGGCCAACGCCACGCTCGCCGGCAACAATGCCCTGTTCAATCCCTATATCTCGGCCGGCACGAATGCGCTCGGGATGTATTCCAATAGCCTCGGCCTGAACGGCGCCTCCGGCAATACGGCGGCGACGAACGCCTTTCAGGCGGGCCCTGGCTATCAGTGGCAGGTCGACCAGGCGACGGATGCGGCGGCGCGTAAGGCCTCGTCGCTCGGCCTCACCGCGTCGGGCAATACGCTTGCCGCGATCACGACGCTCGGCCAGAACCTCGCCAATACCGAATATGGCAACTGGCAATCGCAGCTCTCCGGCCTCGGGTCGCAGGGCCTGTCGGCGTCCGGGGCCGAGGCGGCGAACAACACCAACATCGCCGGCAACCAGGCGGCGCTCGGAACCGCGCAGGCCGGCCTGAAGACCAATGCGGCTTCCCAGAATGCCGGCATCGCTTCGAACCAGGGAACCTCGCTCGCCGGGCTCTATACGGGAGCCGGCAACACCATCGGCCAGCTGCAGGCGCAGACCGGGGCCGGCGCGGCGAACCTCACCAGCGCCAATGCGAGCGCTTTGGCCAACAACGCCACGAGCGGGGCGACGGCGCAGGCGAACCTCGCCGGCCAGAATGGCGCGGCTCTCGCCGGCCTCTACGGTTCGCAGGGCTCCCAGCTCGCCGGCCTGGCGCAGAATTACGGCACGAGCTCGGCCGGCCAGTTCAACAGCCTCGGGAGCTCTCTGGCCAACCTCTACACCGGCACGGCGCAGGGGCA